CCCCCCCCCCCCGGCCGAATACGGGGGCCGGCCGCCCGCCGCGGATACGGCCGGCCATGTGCGGCGGACGGTTTCCGGAGCCGGGCGCATCGCCGGCCCCGCCGGCCGGAACGGCCCTCCGGACAGCGGAGCAGCGAATACGATATTCAGATCAATATTATCCTGTTTATCCCTGAATTTTGCAAAAAATCGATTTTCACGAAAAATCGGATTTCGCCAAAAAACGAGTGCATTTTTCCGGAAAACCCGCGAAATTTCAGTCTTCATCGCCAAAAAACAGCGTTGTTTTTCGGAAAATGTTCTGTTTTTTTTCACTTTTTCCGAAAAAATATCGATTTCCGAGTATCAACCTCACGGAAAAGAATTACCTTTGCTCCCGAAGAACAAAATACATTGTGCAGGGGCAGTAAATCCGAATCTCTCCGGTGTTGTTTTTTTAGGTTTTAGGTGTTGTTTTGGTTAACAGCGGAGCGGCGGTTTTTTGAGTTGGTTCCTTCCCGTCGGGGCATTCTGCCGAAGACGGGGCCCCTGCCAATGTTTTTCTTGCGATTTCGGCGCAGATCCTTCATTTTATATCAAACTCATATGGCATCGTTGAGATTCAGGATGGTCGAAGAGGCGCTCAGCCACGTAGCGGTTCCCGCACAGGCTCCCGCCGGACGTTCGACCGATTATTTCGGGGAGTTGGTCTTCGGGCGCAACGTCATGCGGCGGTATCTCGACCGCGAGACCTACGAAGCGCTGATCCAGACCATGGAACACGGCACGCCCCTCACGCGCGAAGTGGCCGACGGCATCGCCGCAGGCATGAAGCAGTGGGCGGTGGAGCACGGCGCCGACCACTACACCCACTGGTTCCAGCCGCTCACGGGGGGAACCGCCGAGAAACACGACTCCTTCGCCGAACCCGACGGACGGGGCGGCGTGCTCGAAGAGTTCTCCGGCAAGCTGCTCGTCCAGCAGGAACCCGATGCCTCGTCGTTCCCCAACGGCGGAATCCGCAACACGTTCGAAGCGCGCGGCTACTCCGCCTGGGACCCCGCGTCGCCCGCCTTCATCGTCGGCTCGACGCTCTGCATCCCGACCGTGTTCATCGCCTATACGGGCGAGGCGCTCGACTACAAGACCCCGCTGCTGCGCTCGCTGGCAGCCGTCGACAGGGCCGCGACGGAAGTATGCCGCTACTTCGACCGCAACGTCACGAAGGTTTTCAGCTACCTGGGCTGGGAGCAGGAGTACTTCCTCGTGGACGAAGCGCTGTGGGCCGCACGCCCCGACCTGGTGCTGACGGGCCGCACGCTCATGGGCCACGAATCGGCCAAGAACCAGCAGCTCGAAGACCACTATTTCGGCGCGATTCCCGAACGCGTGATCGAATTCATGCGCGACCTGGAATACGAATCGCTCCGGTTGGGCATTCCCGTCAAAACCCGCCACAACGAAGTGGCGCCCAACCAATTCGAGCTGGCGCCCATTTACGAGGAAGCCAACCTGGCCAACGACCACAACCAGCTGCTGATGACGATCATGAACAAGATCGCCCGCCGCCACAACTTCCGCATCCTGCTCCACGAGAAGCCCTTCAAGGGGGTCAACGGTTCGGGCAAACACAACAACTGGTCGCTGGGCACCGACACGGGCGTCAACCTGCTCGGGCCGGGCAAGACGCCTTCGGAGAACCTCCAATTCATCACCTTTCTGGTCAACGTCATGGCGGCCGTCTACCGGCACAACGGCCTGCTCAAAGCCTCGATCATGAGCGCCACCAACGCCCACCGGCTGGGAGCCAACGAAGCGCCGCCCGCCATCATTTCGACCTTTCTGGGCGCACAGATTTCGGCCGTGCTCGAAAAACTGGAAGCGAGCCGCAGCGATGCGGCCATCACCTTCTCGGCGAAGAACATGTTCAAGATGAGCGGCATCTCGCACATCCCCACGCTGATGCTCGACAACACCGACCGCAACCGCACCTCGCCCTTCGCCTTCACGGGCAACCGCTTCGAGTTCCGCGCCGTGGGGTCGTCGGACAACTGCGCCGACGCGATGCTGACGCTCAACACGGCGGTCGCCGAGCAGCTCACCCGCTTCAAGGAGGCCGTCGACCGACACATCGAGAGCGGCATGAAAAAGGAGAAGGCGATCTACGAGGAGCTAAAAAAGCTCATCCGCGAGTGCAAGCCGATCCACTTCGACGGCAACGGCTATTCCGACGAGTGGAAAGCCGAAGCGGCCCGCCGGGGGCTCGACTGCGAAACCTCGACGCCGCTGATCTTCGACCGCTACCTGACCGCCGATTCGATCCGCATGTTCGAGAGCACGGGCGTGCTGAACAAGGTGGAGATCGAAGCCCGCACCGAGGTGAAATGGGAGACCTACACCAAAAAGATCCAGATCGAAGGGCGCGTGCTGGGCGACCTGACGATGAATCACATCGTCCCGATCGCCTCGCGCTACGAGGCGATGCTGCTGGACAAGGTATACAAAATGGCACAGATCGGCGGGCTGGACGCCTCGGCCGACATCGATCTGCTCAAAAAGATACAGGGGCACACGGCCGCCATCCAGACGCTCACGATCGAGATGATCGAAGCGCGCAAGAAGGCCAACCGCATCGAAAACGCACGCGCGAAGGCGATCGCCTACCACGACACGGTGGAGGTCTACTTCGAGGAGATCCGCCGCCACATCGACAAGCTCGAAGAGATCATCGACGACCAGATGTGGACGCTGCCCAAATATCGGGAACTTCTGTTCATCAAATAGGTTCCGTAATTTTCAGTCAGGTTGTGAGGACGCCGCGGAAGCATTTCCGCGGCGTTTGTTTGCGCCTGACGGTTCGTCAGCCGTTGACTGCTGGAACGAACTTGTATTTAGTTCTGGTTTTCGAACCTTTATAATCTTTATACATATGTTCTCCTTTTTCTCTCCATTTAAACTTTTGTGTTTCTCGCATTAATCTATTCTTCTTAATTATAAAGGTATCCCTATAAGGTAGTTGCATAAGTTCTAACAATATAATACTATCAATACTATCCATAAGCGTCAGACTATCCATAGTCTGTTCCGCATATAATGTATTCCCTATTCGAGACCATTTGCCTGTCCAATTAGTCCCTCCTCCTACATCATACCATACATAACGATGGAATGTCGAGTCCGGATTAACAGTAATGTAAGAACATTCATAAGGGCCTCTAAGACCTCTACATTTATAACTATATTTCCCGTATTTTAATATCGGAGAACAGGCATATAGCACGCAGCCAATCACCAACAATCCAAAAATCCTTTTCATCATTTCTTATCTTAGATAAACATACTCCGTTCATTTCTCCCGAATGCCCGATTGCAACACGTCTGATAACCCTCGGCATAGAGACCCCTCCGCCCCGCACGCCGCCGCGGAAATGCTTCCGCGGCGTTTGTTTGTCGTGATAGAATCCGAATAATTTTCAATCCTTATAGGAATATAGTATTATCTTTCTAAAAGCTTCTTTTTCGGGTGGTATAGGCAAATCCACTTTGTATAAATCTTGTAGCAAAATATTGTGTTGCCTGTATTTTATTTCTTTTGCTGTTATATTTATCAATTTACGGCCTTTCATTATATAACGGTACTCAGAAAATTTATCCGGATCGAGACAGAGGTTGATACTCTCTTTCTTAGATCTAAATACAGGAACATCAATGGGCTTAAATCTCAAAGAACACCACTCATTATACAGAGACCGAACCGTATCGGATGAGTTATTTTCACCCAACAGATCAAGTTCTTTCTCAATCTGTTCATCATCTAGGTTTGTATTCTCCCTAATATAATCCGTTAAGTACAAGAAAGTACTGCTATATACAAAGGGAGTCAAGACTAATGTATCTCCGTTTATCCTGCAAGCCCCGTATTCAGCGGATGAACTTCCCAAATGATTACTTTCCATGAGCACAAAGGATCTATTGAGCGTATCAAAAAAAAGGTATACAAATCCTTTGATTACGGAAGGTCCAAATTCTCGGTAATACAGAAACGCACTATGATTGTATGGGGGTAAAAACGAAATGTGTCAAAATAGAAGACAGCATTAAGAGGGTAAAACCAATGTAAAACAGAGAGATAAGCACAAAGTAACCTCGGACGGTTGCGCGATCGAAATGCGACAAAGCTGTTACTTTTGTGTTACATCCGGAGGCATTTGAACGGTCTGTTCAAGCGATAAATGTTACATGCCCTTAAACAGTTCCGGAAATGGGCTAAAATACGGCGGTGAAAGATCCGCATCGAGAAACCAAAAACCCCGTCAGAAGCCAATATAACGGCGATTCTGGCGGGGTTTCATTATGGGCGGTCGGGATGGTGTGACGGCAAGGTGTTCAACCGTTCAAACCAGTGTTCAAACGGCTAAAAATATCCTTTCAAACGACCATATCGGTAAGAGCAACGATATGGTCAGTTTTTTATTTAGATGTTCATTTAGATGTTCATTTAGATGTTCAATCAACGCCATATCTAAAAAACGAAAAGTTATTATAAGATGTTCGTTTAGATGTTCATTTGGAGAGTAGCTACAGGTGTATTGGAGTAGGTATAGAGACATTTTGGGTGGTCTTTTTGGGGTGTATGGAACTATTCGAGGGGGGTATATTCCCAATCACGAATAAATACACATATATATAATGGGCTAATACATAAATAATTCGGAGCATCCGATCGTGACGGATACCCCGAAAAGCGTGTGTGTGACGTTTATATAGCGATCAAAAAAACTTCTTTGCGCATCCAAGAACTGCCCAAACGCCCATTATCAATCTTTTGTCGAGTTCTATCGTGTCGAAATCTTTATTTATCGGTTCCAAGAGGACTTTTGCAGGATCCTGGGCCTTTCGAATCCGTTTGACTGTACGGTATTCATTGGTCATAATACCGTATATCTCTCCATATAATAAGTAAGACTGCCAATCCTCGACCTTTCGCAGGGCGATGATATCTCCATTGCTGATCAGCGGTTCCATCGAGTGCCCGGTGATCCGTGCCCAACTGTCAGCCCTATTGTATTGAGGAAAGTCTATATACCCCGTCGGAACCGCCGATTGGTCATTCACCATCATATCAAAGCCTCCGCAGAAATCTACATCATAGAAAGGAACGCCGTGAGACTGTTCCGAAAACGATGCTTCGCGTGCATCAGTATTCAGCATATTGCCTTTGCCGGTCAGTAGCCATTCTGCCGATACATTTTCACATTTTGAGTAAATCAAATCAGCGTCTAAAGTATTACGTGCAATCCAATTACTGATGCTTTGTGGTTTAAGTCCAAGTTTAGCGGCAAAAGCAGTTTTACTTCCGCCTGAAAAATAGGCTATTAATGCGTTTATCTGCTCGCTTTTATTCATTTTGAAATACTTATTTCATCATTTTGTTTGTTTTTACACAAAATGAATATATATTTGCATCGAAGTTTCAAATGAAACCTTTGTGACAAATATACGAAAATAATTGATTTTATGGCAAAAGTACTTGTAGAACATGGTGAGATCGTCAAGCTGGCACAGTTGCTCGGGGTTGCCCGCAAGACCGTCCGGGAAGCTTTAAGCGGCCAGACGAATACCCCGTTAGCCTGCAAAATACGCAAACTGGCCCTCGCCCGGGGTGGCGTCTTCAAACCGACACAAAATCCGACACAACTATGAACGAGCAGTGGATTATCCGCGAGAACTACGTCGGATCGGTGATATTCGGGATCCTGGCTCTCGGTGGAATCTTCGGCGTGTGCGCCGGGAACTTGATTCACCTGTTCACGATCATTGCCAGCGGCTCGGTAAGTTGGGCGCTGTGGCAAGAAGCAAGGCAAATCGAAAAACGACAATAATACTATGACACACTGAAAGTGATGGCGTAAACCTCGACAAATCCCGTGAACTCGCAGGGGTTGTCCGGAGCAATACCGGCACGGGAGCTCACTTATAAAACAATGTTATTATGAAATCGAACTTTGTTCATCCTCACTCTCATTTAGTACCCCTGAAAGAGATTCCTCGTGCACAAAGAGTATTACTTTATTCCCGCTATGGAACTCCACATAGGGATAATGCAGAGGTCTATAAAACTCGTCCGGAAACGGGAAGTCCGGTAGAGCTTTGTATAACTGCCGACAGACATCGACACCTTCCCACAAGAGCGAAGGTCCATAGCGGAACACATCGTAAATAACCTTGTCTAACTCCTTTTTGGATATCTCGGTCTTGTCTGTCGAGCGAAGATACACCAGATCAGCCTCTCCGCTTTCGAGTCCGAAATCATGATTGATTGAAATCGCATAATCGAGGTGATAAAGCCATGCAAAACTCTTGAAAATATCCAAGATAGGTTTCCGATACCGGTTGATGTTCGTACCCTCAAAATAAGAGACGGTTACATTCAAACGAAAGATCTTACCCATAATCGCTAAAAGTTTGTAGTTGACAGCACAAATATAGCGATTCTCCCGTGAACGCGTAAGGCGTTATCCGGAGCGATACCGGCACGGGAGTCCAATAAACGAGACAACAACATGCAACGATACGGTCAAACAATAGCAGTCACGGTGGAGGATCTGACGCGCAGCGACGACGGGAAAGCGATTATGTCAATGAATAATTACCGTAATCTCGTTCGCCGTAAACAGGTCAATATTCTCCGTCCCGGCAAAGGACTCGGATCGTGTGCCCTGATCGAGTATTCGTCGCTTCCGGAGCGGTTCCGCCGACGGTTCGAGTCCAAGTACGGCGATCCGGAGGTGCTGCTGAGCCGGGACAAATCGGCGCTGGTGATCAACGCCGAGGCACGCCGCTTCTTTGCCGGCCTCGAGCCGGGAACATTCCGACTCCCGAACGGGGAGACGCTCCCCGACGACAAGGTCGAGGAGTACACGCTGAACGCGTCTGTTCTGGACGCGCTGCACGAGGAGGTCGAGAAGCAACGCCTCGGCCGCAACCGCCTCAAGAACTCCACACGCATCGTTTGGGAGAATATTCTGGCTTCGGCCGAGCGCCTGCGGGCGGATTTCCACCATACGCTGCCCAACAACGAAGCCCGATTGAAAGACAAGGTGCGCACCTATGAGCGCGAGGGATTCATCTGCCTCGTCTCAAAGAAGTTCTGCAATGCGAACAAGACGAAGATCACACCCGAGGGCGGCCGACTGCTCGTCGCCCTGCGTCGCAGCCGCGTACCGGTCTATACCCTGCGCCAGATCTTCGACGAGTACAACCGGCGTGCCGAGCGCAAGGGGTGGAAGACGCTCGAATCGATGAACTCGGTCACCTCCTACCTGGAGCGGCCGGATGTAGCGCCGAAATGGTGGGCTGCGGTGTACGGAGAGCTCTCCGCCCGCCAGAAGTTCGACCGCAAGCAGCAGACGATTCTCCCCGGCGTGCGCGATGCGCTGTGGTATGGCGACGGTACGAAACTGAATCTCTACTACAAGGGGCGCGACAAGGATGGGAAACCGGTCAAGAAGACGGTCATGGTCTATGAGGTGATCGACGCATACAGCGAGATGATGCTCGGCTATTGTATCGGCGAGCGTGAGAATGCCGAATTGCAGCGCCGCGCCTTCCGCATGGCCATCGAAACGGCCGGCCACAAGCCCTTCGAGATCGTTACCGACAACCAGGGCGGACAGAAAACGACCGATTCGCTGAGTTTCATGTCGCGGATCTGCCGTATCAGCCGCACGACGGAACCGCACAGACCGCAGGCCAAGACCATCGAATCGATCTTCGGCCGGTTCCAGCGCGAAGTGCTGCATGGCGACTGGCGGTTTACGGGGCAGAATATTACGGCCACGAGTCGTGATTCCCGTCCGAACCTCGAGTTTGTCGAAGCCAACGCGGACGACCTCTACACATTCGAGGAGCTGTGTGCGGCCTATGCCGAATACCGCCAGCGATGGAATGACCTGCGTCATCCCGAATCGAAGATGAGCCGCCGGGAGATGTACCTGCGCTCGCAGAACCCCGAGGCCCCGGCCCTTTCGCAGTACGACTATATGGAGATGTTCTGGCGTGTTACGGAGCGCCCGAGCGAGTTCACCTCTTCGGGCATCGCCATTCAGGTCGAGGGACAACGGTACAGCTACGAGGTACTCGACGCCGAGGGGCATCCCGACATGGAGTTCCGCCGCTCGAACACCACACGCAAGTTCTTCGTCCGCTACGATCCGGATGACATGACGCGCGTATGGCTCTGCACAAAGCCGACCGTCGGCGGCCTGCGGATGGTAGTTCCGGCCGTCCCCTATGCGGTCGTTCACCGCGCCATCCAGGAGCAAACTCCCGAGGAGCAGGCCTTCCTGCGTAAAACGCTCGAAGCCAATAAACAAGAACGCGTTCGTCGTCAGATGGAGGGATACGAACTGGAGATTGCCCATGGGGTTGCCCCCGAACAGCACGGCTTGCGGACACCACGGCTTCAGGGCCTGTCGCGCCGGGCACAGGAGCAGCTGCTGGATCGATACGCCCGCGATATGACCTCCGAGAGCGGGATTTCGGATGAAACCTGCGAACCGATTGCCATCGGCCAGGTCGGGAAGCAGATAAGCAACATGACTTTCGATAAAGTATCATTATTAAACAAACTTTAAGATATGAAACTTACTAACGAACAGAAAGACGAGATCCGTCTTCTCCTTCAAAACTATGTGGCCCGGTATCCGAGCCAGAACAAGGCGGCGAACTCTTTGGTCGGGATCTCGGCCGGTACGCTATCGACGATTCTCAACGGCCGCTATGAGACGATCAGCGATGATATGTTCACCAAGCTCCGCGCCCAGATTGCCGGACAGCGGGGCGAAGACTGGCAACTCTCGCCGACAATGGTCTACCAGGAACTTTCGATGTTGCTGACCGATGCCCAGGAATACCAGAACGTCGCCTGGGCCGTCGCTCCGGCCGGGGCGGGTAAGACAACCACCATCCGCGACTTCGCCGCGCGCCATGAGAATGTCTTCGTGGTTTCCTGTTCGGAGGACATGCACCGCGGCGATTTCATCCGTGAAATGGCCCGGTCGGTCGGAGTGAATGTTTCGGACATGAGCCTTAAAGAGGCACTCGAGCGGGTCGTACGTCATCTGTTGACGCTTGATAAACCGTTACTCGTATTCGACGAAGGGGATAAGCTGGCAGATTCGATCTTTTACTACTTCATCACTATCTACAACCGACTGGAGAACTATTGCGGAATCATCTTCGTATCGACTCGCTATATCAAGCGGCGCATGGAGATCGGGTTGTCGTACAATAAGAAAGGCTATGATGAGATCCATTCGCGTATCTGTCGCAAGTTCGTGGAACTGACCCCGGCCACCTCCTACGAGGTTGCCGCCATCGCCCGGGCAAACGGTCTGACGGACGAGCGTGTTGTCAAAACGGTTGTGAAGGATGCCGCCACATGCGACTTCGACCTGCGCCGTGTCCGCCGCGAGATTCACAAACAGAAACGATTGGCCGCCATCGCCTCGAAATAATCTGTTCAAACACTTTTCAAATACCATCCGATCATGGGTAAATCACTCTCCGTATCACAGGCCTTGTCGATCCGTCGGTCCACGCTCCGTCTCGAAGGAGGATGGGGCAATTGCGTGGGCGAAATCGACCGTACCGGGGTCGTCTTTTTCTGGGGCAAGTCCGGTAACGGGAAAACCTCCGCCGTTCTATCGTTCGGCAAGGAGCTGGCCCGCTTTGGTCGCGTTCTTTACAATTCACTCGAGGAGGGTCTCTCCGTTTCGTTCCTGAACGCGCTGCGGCGTCATGCCATGCAGGACTGCGGCCGCCGGTTCCAGGTGGTAGCCGGAGAATCCATTGCAGATCTCGACGAACGGCTGTCGAAGCGCAAGTCTCCGGACTTCGTCATCATCGATTCATTCCAGTACACGCAACTTGACTACCGTCAGTACATCGCATTCAAGGAACGGCATCTGGACAAGATGCTCGTCTTCGTCAGCCATGCCGACGGAAAACAACCGGCAGGCCGGGCCGCGCGGTCGGTAATGTACGATGCCGGGCTGAAGATATGGGTCGAGGGATACAAAGCCTTTACGAACGGACGCTTCTTTGGGCCAACGGGAGAATATACGATCTGGCGCGAAAAAGCCGAGGAATACTGGGGAGACCCCAACAAACCGAAACCATTTTCAAAGAACGTAAAATAATGAAGATATACATCAGCGGTCGCATATCGGGCCGTCCGTTGGCACAGGTCAGGGAAGAGTTCGAGCAGGCTGAAATAAAATTGCGAAGATTCGGTTTTTTGCCGATAAATCCGATGAATAACGGTCTTCCGGCCGATGCCGCTTGGGAAGACCACATGGGACGAGACATCGCCATGCTGTTGCGTTGCCAGGCAATCTATATGCTGCCCGGCTGGCCAAGAAGTGAAGGGGCCACCCTTGAGTATCTGATTGCACGACAACGTCGAATGCGGATCTTCACGGCAGAATCGCCACTTGTAAAGACAGTAGAAAGAACTTTGTAAAACACGTCATACCATGAAAAACAAGCCGACCAGTTATGCCCGGTTTTATGCGCTTTTGCGGCAGATGCAAGGCGATCGGGAGCAGATCAAAGAAACGCTCATCCTACAATTTACAAAGGGGCGTACTACCTCTCTCCGGGAGATGCAGAAAGACGAGTATGAGGCGATGTGCAGAGCTATGGAGGCAGAGATCGAACATCCGGGTTTAAGTACCGAAGAGTTTCGTCGTGAACAGAAGCGGCTCCGCTCTGCGGTATTGCACCGGATGCAACGTCTCGGAGTCGACACCTCGGATTGGGATGTGGTCGATGCCTTCTGTTTGAGCAATCGAATTGCCAGAAAGGAGTTCGCCCGGCTTTCGCTCGCAGAACTCAGGGTGATGGTCTCAAAACTCGAAGCGATGGGACGAAAAGGATATTCCCGGCCCCGCAGAACAATGCTTCCCGTCATTGTTAAAACCAACCAATTGCCGAGCTAACCATGAAACCTGTAATTAAAACGATATCTGAAGTCAAAGATGCCAAGGAACATCTTGAAGACCAAATATCCTGCTTGCTGATGCAGTTCGAAAAAGATAACGGAATACATATCTCCGATTTAAGCATCTATCCGCGTGAAATCTACAATGAATAAGGGAAAATAACAGATCGTCAAATCGGAACCTCAATCGTTGTCAAATTATGACCAACCTTCCTTACCGCCAGGCAATGCTGATTAAACATACGGCATGGATGAACACTCGCTTGCTTACGCGGGGTCCTCGTCCGGAAGACGAGCGGTACGTGCCGCTCGCGGTGCGGATGCTTACGCTGGTCGGCTGCCTGAACTACGCGATGCTCGACCTTGAGTCCGAACTCACGGCATCCGGCTTGTTCCACCATGAAACCAAACGCCGCTATACGCAGGCCCAGACTTTGGTCACGCAGGCTCACGGCATCGCGTGGTCGATGCTTCGCAAGATCGACGACCGGGCCGCCCGGCAGTACAACGACAAGACGGACGAGGCGTATCGGACCATCAGCGGCTGTATCCTGTTGGAGGCTCCTCAAAGGTCTTACAACATCGTGCTGTCGCTGTGTAGGATCATCAGCTCTCTCAACGGTCGGATTTCGGGCCGCTACGACTTCAACCCGGCCAAACCTCTTGTACGCATCCCGGCTCT